GCGCGAATCCCAGAAGTCGTCAGGGTTGATCGTGTTGATCTTCAGGTTGGCCAGCAGTTCGACGTCATATTTGGCCCCCAGGTCAAGCGTATTAGCGAAGATATAACTACCGGTTGACACCACATCACCAAAGAAGTCGATGTTGGTAACGCTGTCGAAGTCGGTTATCTCATCAATCTTGCCGTCAGCCTCAAGCGTGATGCCGCCTTCTGTGACGCTGTTGAAGGATTGGGAAAACGTGCCGGTAAAGTTTGGGCTCTCGGTGTAGGTCTGAACGACCTCTAAGTCTTGCGGCTCTGGCTGCTCAATCTTGACCGTAGGGATGCCTGACTGTGGCGCGTAGTTGCCGACGGAATCCTTAGCGCGGACAAGATAGTGCCCATCAAGCAATGGCACGATTTTGCGTGTCGTGCTGCCGTTTACGGCTGGCACGATCTTTTCTGACTGCGACCACTTAATGTCGCCAGTCGTGCGTGGGTTGTGCCGAATCTCAACTGTGCCACCAATCCTTACGTCAAGATCAGTGGCTTCAGGCCAATGAAGTTCAGCCGTGTGCTGATCTATCGACGTAATGTTCAGGCTTGCAATGTTGCTTGGCGGCGTGTTTTTGCCAACCGTTGTGATCTTGCCGGTAGTGAGAGAAGAACGGCGTTTGCCGGTTTGCTCAGGGTCTAGGCCATAGCCAATCGCTGTAACGCTGACCTCATAAACACCCACCTCGCTATCAAGGATGTCAAAACCCGTCGCAGTGACAGTCCTAATTAAGGGCTTTTCATCATCAAATTTGTATTCAACTTCATACTCTTGTGCCCGTGCAGACTGCTGCCAGTTGATCTTGACACGCTGCAGAACTTTGTCGCCTTCTTCATACAGCTCTTCTTCTAAAATAAGGTTGGTTACCGGGTCTGGTTTTTCAGCCAGCTGCGTTACATCCCGCGGCGTAAATGTATGGCTAGCCTCAATGACTGAATACTTGTCCCTTTCATGCGCTAAAGCAGTGATCTCATAAGTCGCTTCATTCTCAACAACAGTGAGAACACGCCAAAGGCTTAAGGTCAACCCGTCATAGCCAATGGCAAAAGCACTGCCAGCAACAGGCGCACTGTTTAGCGTTTCGCCAGGCGTAACCGTGTTGCCAACAATCGTTGAATCAGCGACAGCCTGAACCTCATAAATCAACGCACCTGTTCTTGGATCAGTCTTGGCTGAACCATCGGCGTTACGGCCTTCTGTGATGACATTCAGCGTAAAAGTGCTGGGCGCTTGCGCGCCGAACATGTCAACGTCGCTGCGGTCTAGCTTGACCGCTGTCGTCGTTGAACCTGACGTAATGCGGCCCGCAACTGTCTTGCCAGCACGGACAGGATCGCCAATCTTGATTAGGTCGCCTGGTCGAACAGTGATTCCCGCAGCGATGTCCGTTTGGAAGCTGCATACCTCAGTTTCATTGTGCGCTGAATACAGAAACCAAAGGCCAAGACGACGCGCCTGCGCTCGACTTGTGCAGGCAAAAGCCGTAATGTTCTGCTTGTTGTAGCCGTATTTTCTGATTGGTTTGAAAGATGTTTCTGCTAACTCGACCAGCTCGTAAGCGTAATCCCTAAGATTGTTGTCGAAGTATTTAACAGATACACAGGTCGGACGATTTTTGAGGCTTGACCCCGAGTAGCTGAAGCCATCCTGCGTAACGTTTGACTGATTGAACGTGTATGCAAAAACGTCAGGGGCGTCCTGAGCGACAGTGATGCCACCAACCTCCCAAAAAGGCATTGCCCTGAATACAGAGCACATTTCCTCGATGAGCTTGAAAGCCTCCTGCTGCGTTTGCAGAAGAACGTTGCAGCTGAATCGTGGCTCTTGACCACCCTCAAAGTTGTCTACCAGCTCACCACAGTATTCACTTGCTTTCTTGAAGCTATACAGGTCAAGATTGCTAGCAGTATCAGAGGCACCAGTGAAAGTTCCTGCTGAGTCTTTTGCTCGCTCCTCAGGCGTAAGGATTTGCGAACCTAGGCCGTACCTAGTATTTGTAAGCAAGTCATAAAGAATAAACGGCGGATCTGTTGTCCATTCTCTGGTAGTTTTTAGCGTGCCGTTAAACGTACCTGAATAAGAGAGCGAACCATCAGCACGCACAGTTGCGTTATGTGGGATACGCACTTTAATGCCGCGTATCTTGTAACTACGTTGCGGGATGCTCGGGAACTGCTGTGCATCTAGTTTGATGCCGAACAAGGCACTGTTTGGGAAACGTGTTTTCTCACTTACCTTTTGAGTAAAGTCGTACCAAATAAATGTGTCCTGAATAGAGTCATCCGGCTGATTCAGTAAATATGTTCGCGTTATCCTGATGTCAACAGGGAAATCGCCTGTAAGGTTAATTAGATGTACTCGCTGATACAGATCAGGGGTGTATCCATCAATCTTAAATTTACCGTTTCCTAGATAGTCTTTACCTGTGTAGTCGCCAAAATCAACAGCATTAAAACCGCCGCTATTGTATTGAACCTCAATTTTGTACTCAACCCTGAGGGATTTCAGGGTGCCTGTGGCTTTCTTTTGGCGTGTTAGCGCAGGGCTGCCGACAGTAACCCTGACCGAATCCACGTCAGTGTCTGTAATTTGCCTTGTTACTGGCGTGCCGTCTGCGACGAAATCACCTGTAGATGTGCCATCTGGCACCGTTGCCTTTGGCACCTCAACATTAACGACAGTGGTCGATTGGTTTGCATCACCAACGTTTTGCAAAAACGGCTGCGTTTGGGTGCCTAAACGATTTTCAAAAACCGCAGCACGCATATCAAAATTAAAATTCTCAACAATATCTGGATCATCTTTGGTTGAGCTTGATGTGACGGTTGCGTCAGCTCCCAAAACCGGCGTGTTGTTAAAAAAAGTGTCCTTTAGGGACGCCAAAAAATAGGGGTTTGTGTCTTTTGTCAGACCGCTTGCCGAAGGAAACCCTTCAATCTCGCCCTCGCTGAGCAGGTCGATGATTCGTACAACCTGCTTTGAGTCATAAGTGTCCTTTGGCATGTCACTCCAGCGGATCGACGTTCAGGCCAGCCGATACAACAACACTACCGACGATCACCTCTCCATAGGCAACCGGCACAGGAACGCCTTCCCTGCTGACGTTTTGAACGCCAGAAAAACTAAAGTTGTTGCGTGGGTCGGTATCACTGTCAGGCGTAGGCACTGTGGGTGATAGCAGGCCAGCAACGCCGCTTAGTGCTAGGCCGATGCCAATGTTTCCAGCCACTGCCGCCAATTTCACGCTAGTCGCTGCCGTTGCTGAAGTAGCAAAGCCAGTCGCGCCCAAGCTCACACCGCCAGTAGCAAGCGCCGTCCCGATCAACACGGCACCCAAAGCAATAAATGCCAGATTCCTGAAAAAGTTGGCCCCGGTCACAACAGGAATGATCCTGATGTCATCGTCAGCCATCAACGGGTAAGTCAGCTGGTGTGGCGACTCCCCTAGCTCTAACGTGTGCGGACCAACAGCAACGGTGTAGTGACCAGCGCCCATGATTGAGCGCAGCTCAGGGAAGTTGCATAGCAGAAACCGAATCGCCTCAGCCGGTGTTCTTGCTACTGCCTCAAAGACTTTCTGACCGCAGTGCTCCGCCAGGTGCCCATACAGCCTGATTTTGCGAAGCATTGCTGTCACTCGCCATGCTCTTTGATTCTACCGACGACTCAAGGGTCAATCTTTGACCAGCTTTGGTCCTCCATGCCGTAGATAAACCACGGCAAACCGTATTGAGAGCAAGCCTTTTTGTCAGGCTCACTAGGCAAAGCAGGCGCACCCGGATGACTATGCACAACAGCTAAAACCTTGCCCGTGTCTTCAGCAGCCGCGTAGCCCATCGGATCAAGGATGAAAACGTCATCTTCATCGCTCAAGTTTTTGCAAGGCCAATAGTGCTCAGCACCATCGAGCTTGACCAGCAGTCCGCAAGCCTCCTTAGGTGCTTCTGCCTCAGCGTGCTGCACCGCTGCCTTCTGCCAATCGTCCATCAGTTATTTAGGCCAACCGCAGGGAACGAACCAAACGGCAAACCACCATGTGCATCACCAATAGAGCCATCTGTATTGGTGAAATGAAGACGACAGTCGCGGATTGTTTTGCCGCATTGACCTGAGACTTCAATCGGCGTGGTCGTGCCTGTGACGACTTCTGGCTCATCAGTGATCGCCGCATTGTCAGAAGTCCACACAGGGTTACTGCCATCAGAGTTTTCAAGTACCAGAACGCCATCATCCTTAAGACGCAGCTGCCTGGTTGTATACCCAGTTGCTGTGACCTTGTAACCAGCCCCAGCCTCCTGCAGCGTGCCTTCTGTCGGATGGTTTGACGCAAAGGGGTTATTGCTGGTTAGAGCAATTTTCAAAACGAAATCTTCGTTGTTTCTCCAAAAACCGGTCTGACTGTTGATCGTGATGCCTGTGATCGTGTTCCAGCCAAAGCCCGTGTAGTTGCTGTGATCTTTTGAGTAATGATCCGCAGGAATGGCGATTGAGGTCAAGTTGAACGTGACGTTGACAGAACGGCTGCCAAACTCGTGGTCTGCATCTACAAAGTTGTGCGTGGCTGTTGTTGTCTGCCCTGCAGCTGAAGGGCTGCTGCCTTTGATCTCCCATGTAAAAGCCCCTGAGCGCCCAATCTCTACATCAGGCGGATACCACTGATCGGTGCCATCGACGCTGAGGCGAGTCAATGAGGAGATCTGCCCCAGCTCATGGGTCTTGGTAGCCCAAACAACAGAGTTGCCTGCGTAGTCATTGCGGTCAACGTCGTCGTTGTACAGAACGAGGTTGCCGTCAGGCTGCATTTTTAATGTGTAGCCGTTTGTATTTGTGCCAAGCTCTTTGCCGTGATTCCAAAGCGCATGGTCTGACAATCCACCCGGCTTTTTGTAAATCACAAAGTTGCCATCGGCTTGCACCTTTGCGATGAACCAACCGTTGGTAGAAACCAGCGCGTTGCCCTCCGTCAGCGTTGAGCCAGTAGTCAGTTTTTCTTGGTTCGTTGAATAACCGAAACCGGTCGGATTAGAACGCGAAAGCGCCACGCCATTGATAGTGAACTCATCAGAGCCGGTGTAGCCACATTCCTTGCTCTTGTATTCCCACTGGCACAGGTTTTGCATTACAAGACGAC